CGTGGGTCCTCGTGACCCTCTTCGCCGTCGGCGCCGTCCTGTTCCTCGCCGGCGCCGCCGGGATCATCCTCAAGCGCCGCACCCGGCGTCCCGCCCGCGTCGACCCCGCCCCGGCGCCCCGGACCCGCGCCGCGGCCCGCCGCGACCTCGACCGCGTCGAGCGCGAGCGGACCCGCGTCGCGCACATCGAATACGACACCGGCGTCGCCGCCGATCTGCACGAGCTGCACGGCGAGACCCTCGCCCGGCTCGACGCCGAGTTCGAACGGTCGATGTCGATCCGGGCCCGGCACGCCGCCCGCACCATGGCGGGCCGGTAAATGGCGGCGACCCGGAATCAGCTTCGCTGGCCCGATTTCAAGGTCGGGCTCGGCGCGGCGATGACGAAACAGGACGTCGCCGACCGGCTCGGAATCCAGTACGGGACGCTCGAGACACGGCTCGGCCGCCGGGACCGGCCCCGGAAGGTCACCCGCGTTGACGGGGCGTCGACGCCGTTCCCGTTCGAGGACGGTTGGGCGTTCCCCCCGGCCGGCGACGACCCGAACACGACCCGGCGTCTGCAGCCGGTGCCGTTCTGGTATGAGCGGACGATCAAGGCGTACGGGATTCTCGTCGGTGACCTCGACGAGCAGGGAAAGATCAGGCAGAACGTCGCATAAGAAACGGGCCCGGTCACCCCGAGGGACCGAGCCCGCACCTTCCGGACCGTCAGAAAGGCACCCGACATGCCCACCAACAGCCGCAAGCGTACGGCACCGGCGGCCCGCCGGTCGATCACCGACCGGTTGCGTGATCTCGCGACCCGGCCCGCCGACGCGTCGCGTTCCGTCCCGCTGACCGATCTCCTCGACGGGCGGACCGCGCACGCCGGCGACGAGCTCGCCGCCGCGTTCCGGTTCGACGAGCCGCTCGTCCGCGCCGCGCACGTCGTCGGCCCGGCCGACTTTCAGGACCGGGCCCGATCGGGCGGCCGCGTTCCGGACACCGACCGGGCAGCGGCGACCCGGGCCCGCGTCGGTGACGTCGCCGACCGGTTCGGGCTTCCCGTCGTCGTCGACCCGAACGTGCCCGACAACACCGTCGTCATCGTCGCGGCCGCGCCGCGGCCGCCGGCCCGGCCGGTCGGACTGGCGCAGATCGTCGCCGAGCTGCTCGACGAGTGCGCCACCGACGACGGCGTCGACGCCCTCAAGCACACCCCGGGCATCCCCGGGTCGGCCGTGATGAACCCGCTCTCGAGGGCGATCGCACACGCGACCGGCGGGCAGTGCTGGATCGGCGACGAGCACCGCTACGCCGTCGTCCAGCGCGGCGACGCCCTCGCCCGCGTCGAGCTCCCCGGCCGCCTGCAGGGGCTGCTCGACTCGATCGAGCTGCAGCCGGACCTGTACCGCGGCGTCCGGGTCCCGGCGTGACCCCCGACGACCACCTCACCGGGCAGCAGTACCGGCGCCGCGCCGCCCGCTACCGGGCCGTCGTCTTCCTCGCGCTCGTCACCCGTCGCGTCGTCATCCCCGGGTGGGCTGTCGGCGTCGCCGCGGCCCTCGCGGTCGCCGCCGTCGGGCTGCGGCCGCTGACCCTCGAGTTGATCGCCAACATGATCAACGCCGTCTGTTTGCTTTTCGCCCTGCTGCGCTGGTGGCAGTCTGAGCGGACCGCCGCGATCGCGCGGCAGCTGTATCTCGACACGCGACCCGCCGGGCCGCTCGGATCGAAAGGCACCACACGATGACGACGCACCCGCTCGACGCGCTGCGGCGCCTCCTCGAGTTCCTCCTCAACTGCGCGCTCGCGGTCCTCGACGCGATCGTCGCCCGGGTCGGTCGGCCCCGGTACGCCGGCGCCGACGGGTTCGGTTCGTACCTCGAGCCGTGGCCGACCGGCCGGCACTCGGCCGCCGCCCCGCCGACCGAAGTCCCGGCGACGTGGTCGCCGCTCGACGACTACGACCTCGCGCAGATTCTCGACGCCGTGTTCGACCGGGTCCCGGCGGTGGCGGCATGAGCACGGCGACGACGTACAGCCGCAAGCAGACCCGGCACGGACTGCACCTCGTGCTGACGGTGTGCACGTGCGGCGTGTGGGCTTTCACCGGCTGGCCGATCGCGTGGGCGTGGAACGGGCTCGGGCCGAGGGCGAAGACGACGACCCATGTCCGGTGAGCGGTGCGCGGTCACCGAGCTGCTCGTCGGGGAGTGCGCCGGGGAGTGCTGCCGGCCGACGCCGCGGCCGCCGGCGTTCGTCGCCCCGGCCGGCCCGGCACCGACGATCACCGCGGCGTACGGGGGTTGGTGCCCGAACTGCGGCGACCGGATCGAGGTCGGCGACCGGCTCGTCAAGGTCGACGGGGCGTGGTCACATCAGGAGGATTACGAGTGAGACTGAACCCGCAACAGGTCCGTGACCGGCTCGAGGTCGTCGACGACGACCTCGGCACCGTCCGCCGGCGTCTCGCCGAGCTGCCGGGCCCGCTGGGCAAACAGGTTGAGGCGCTGACCGGGGTCGTCGCCAACCTCGCCGCGGTCGTTTCCGCGCTGGCGCAGTCCGCGTCGGCGCTCGAGCAGGCCGGCGAGAACACGGCGAAGCAGCTCGAGGAAGTCCGCGGGCACCTGCTCGCCGGCGAGCCGCTGCTATGAGTGGCGGCGACGAGCAGATCGGTCTGTTCTCGGCCGCGCCGATCGCGTCCGGTTCCGGCGGCCCGGGCGAGCCGGAGCGTCGCCGTCCGACGGCCCGGGTGTCGTCCGTCGACCGGCCGGCGTGGTCGTATTACAGCGGGCCGCACGCCGCCTGCACCGAGCACGTCCGGTTCCGGCACGAGGGGTTGTCGTCGCCCGACGGCGAGCTGCCCCCGGGTCGGTACGTCCGGAAACACAAAGGTCACACGGCGATCATGTGCACCGGGTGCGCGCAGCATTGGCGGACCGCGGACGGCTACACGACGCCGCTCCCTTCCCGACCGAACCGAAAGTGAGCAACCCCGACATGACAACCGAACCATTCGACCCGGGCGACGCCGTCGAGGTCGAGCTCGTCGTTCGTCTTCCCCGCGGCCGGCAGCTCTCCGTGCGCGAGGAAGCGCCGGCGTCCCGGCTGTCCGGCGGTGACGACGTGACCGCGCTCGCCCTGATCGCGACGGCGGCCCGGGCCGCGGTGACCCGCTACGCCGGCGGGCTGCAGGCGCCGGCCGACCTGCTCGCCGGGCTGCGCGACGCGGTCGGGCTCGTCGTCGTCCCGGCCGTCCGGGCATGGTGCCGGGCGTGCGGGCACCTGCAGCACGACGACCGGCCCTGCGAGGCGGACATCACCGCCGACAACGACGGTGCGACAAACGCCCGGTATGCGTTCGGGGTGTGCATGTGCGTGCCCGAGACCGCGCACGGCGGCGAGGAACCGGCCGCGGTGGCGCTGCAGCGGCTCGCCAGGCAGCTCGACGACGTCCGCCTCGCTCTGAAGGGTGGCGGCGTCGCCTATGAGGGCGACCCGGTCGAGGGGGTCGGCGCGCTGATCTCCGCTGTGTACGACATGGCCCGGGCCGCCGGCGTCGACAACATCGGCGCCGCGTCGATTTGGGACACGATCGAGGCGATCAAAAAGTACGTCCACCAGCACCCGTCCGAGGCCGGGATGCTGCAGACGGAACGGAACAACCTCGCCCGGATCGTGACGCGCGCCCGGGCCGAGTTCGCCGGCACCGAGTTCCCGCTCGGCCCGGGCGTCGAGCATCTTGCCGGCCCGATCCGGCAGCTGCTGCTCGAGCACCGGCGGCTCGTCGACAACCGGGAGGCCGAGCGCGGCGACGTCGACGCTGACCGGGCCGCGCTCGCCGTCGAGGTCGAGCAGCAGCGGGCCCGGGCCGAGCGCGCCGAGGGCGACGTCGCCCGCTACCGCGCCGAGCTCGAGCAGCTGTCGATGCCGGGGACCCCGGCCGGGATCCAAAAACTCGGCCGGACCGCGGCGTCCGCGGCCGCCGACGCGGCCGGGCTGCGGCGGGAGATCGCCGCGACGTGGCAGACGCTCGCCGGCGACGGCGAGTCCGTCGAGGCCCGGCCCGGGAAACTCCCCGGCGCTGTCCGGGACGCGCTCGGCGAACGGTCGTGGGCGAACGCCCGGGCCGCTCTCCGCTCCGGCAGCGAAATCCTGCCCGTCGACGTCCGCACCGCCGGCGGCGGGCTCGTCCTGCGCATCACCGCGCCCAACGTGTCCGGGTCCGTCAGCGTCTATCTCGGCGACGCCAAGGACGGGGTGATCGTCGCCCGCGAGGACGCTCGCCGGGTCTTCCTCGCCGCCATGCGGACGCTGTACCCGACGACGGTGATCCGATGATCACGGCGAAGGTCGCGGCGATCGACCTGTCGCTGACCGGGACCGGGATCGCGCACACGATCGTCGACACCGCCCCGATGCTGTCGTTGGTGAAGCTCGGCATCCCCACGGGGCAGGCGACCGGCGGGCCGCTCCGGGACCGGCCGGCGCTGCTCGACGAGTTCGCCGACAACGTCGCCCGGGCCGTCACCCACTCCGGTGTGTTCGCGGGAAACGGGCTACCGGGCGGGGTCGGCGGGCCCGAGTTCGTCGCGATCGAAACGCCGGCGCTGTCGAAAGCTCGGGGCGGCGTGTTCGAGCGCGGCTACGTCTGGTATCGGGTTGTCGGGCTGCTGCAGGTGCAGGGGATCACCGTCGTCGGGGTCAGCCCGGGGCAGATCAAGCAGTACGTGACCGGCAAGGGCAACGCGTCCAAGGGCGCCGTGATCGATGGGCTCGCCCGCCGTTTCCCCGCGTTCGAGCACGGCGGCGACGAGGACCTCGCCGACGCGGCCGGCGCCGCGGCTCTGCTCTGCGCGGTCCTCGGCTACCCACTGGCGAAGCTGCCGGCGGTGCACAACAAGCCGGTCGTCGAGGTCCGGAAGGCGGCCGGGCTATGAACGCCCCGGGCGACCATCCGCACACCGACCCGGGTGACGGCCGGACCGAATGCAACGCGTGCGGGAAGTTCGTATGGCCAGTGATCCACTCGTGTAAGCGCGTTCCGGTGACGGACGCAGCCCGGGCCCGGGCGGGTATCGCCGAGGTCCCGCCGCCGGTGACGGCCGAGACGATCGTCGAGCAGATGGACGCGATCAACAAGGCGCTCGAGCAGGCGCGCCGCTCGTACCACGAGACGCTGTCGACGATGGGTGCGCACGGCGCGCCGGCCGAGGCCGTCGTCGAGTTCGCGATGCGGTGGCGGCTCGAGCAGGTGCCGCGGCGGCCGGCGTTCGGCGACCCGGGTGTTGCCGGGCTGCTCGGCCCGTCGATGGCGGATATGGCGAAACTCGTCGTCGACGCGCTGCACGAAACCGGGCACATTCCGGTCTAGGCTCTACCGTGCGGCCCGCCGGCCGGGTCCCCCCGTACCCGTCCCGGCGGGCCGTCTTACTACCCCGAAAGGATCAACCCCGATGACCCGACACATCGTCACGGCGAGCAACGACAGCAGCTCGCCACCGTCCACCATCCACATTGCGTGCGACGCCGAAACCTCCGGCGTTCCGATGCTGCAGCACGGGTCGCTCGACTTCCCGCTCGACGATGCCGCCCTCACCTTCCTCGCCGGGCTGCTGCGCGAGCATGGCTACGGTGTGCGCCCAGGCCCGGTGTCGCCGTGAGCGCGGAACAGGACGGGCTGCGGCTGCTGCAGGTGGCGCTCGGCGCGACGACCCTGTTCGGGCCGCCGTCGCCGACCCTGCCCGCGGACCTCGACGACGCCGACCTGTTCGCCGTCGGGTGCTGCGGCGGTTGGGTCGGCCCGGCCGGCGCCGAGGTCTGCAGCGACTGCCCCGTCGGGCTGCGCGCCCGGTTCTACCCGCCGTCGCCGCACCTGACCGCCGAGCTCGTCGACGAGCAGCGGCCCGCTTTCCTCGCCCCGGCCGCCGTCGGCGACCCGCTCGTCGAGGCGGGGAAAGAGGCGATCGCCGGGGCCGTGTGCGTCCGGGCGTCCGGGCCGCTGACCGACGCGGACTATCGCGCGGTTGGAGAGTTCGCGCAGCAGCTGCAGATCAAGGATGGCGGCCCGGACCCGCTCGAGGACCGCGGCCGCGCGATCGTCGCCGCGGTCGCCGGCGGCCCGGCCGCGTTCCTGGCGCCGGCGCCGGGCGGGGCGAAGTCGTGGCAGGGCGACGCCCTTTGGCAGGAGTTGACGAACGCCGTCCGTCTGTTCTCCCTCGAGGACCCGCGTTCGAAACAGGTCGAAATCGGCCCGTCGGAAATCGGTCACCCGTGTGACGCGCGGGTGCTGCGGACCCTGCTCGGTGTCGAGCGCGTCAACCTCGACGCGGACCCGTGGGCATCGTTCGTCGGGACGGCGGTGCATGCCCGGCTCGCCGCCGCGTTCGATTGGATGAATCGGCAGCTCGGCCGCGAGCAGTACCTCATCGAACGCCGGGTGTACGTCAGCGACGGCGTGTTCGGTTCGTGTGATCTGTTCCGGGACGGGATCGTCATCGACCACAAGATCGTGGGGACGACGACGATGCGGGACCTCGACCGGCACGAGCTCGGCGCGAAGGGCGGCATCTACCGGGTGCAGGGCCACTCGTACGGGCTCGGCTGGCAACGCGCCGGCGAGCAGGTGACCGAGGTCGTTATCGCCGCATGGCCCCGGTCGGGGTTCCTGTCGGGGCTGCGTCTGTTCCGGGAGCCGTTCGACGCGTCGATCGCTGAGGCGGCGCTCGACAGGATGGCGCGGTTGTCGGCGTCGGCGCTCGAGCCGGACGTCGACTGTGACACGGATCGGTTTTGGGAGACGGTGCCGGTGACGCCGAGCAAGCAGTGCGGGTTCTGCTACTGGTATGACCCGACGCATGATCCGGACGTCCCGGACCGGTTGCACTGCGGCGCCGGCCGGGCGGTCAGGCAGAGTGCGCCGTGATCGCCGAGCACGGCACGGCGAAGCGGTACGAGTACGGCTGTCGCTGTAAAGACTGCAGGAACGCACACCGGATCAAGCAGCGGCGACACCGTCTCAACCGGGTCATCCGCGGCGCGCTCAACCCGGCGTTGATCCCGCACGGAAGCCGGGCCGGGTACGGCGGTTGGGGCTGCCGGTGCGACCGCTGCAAGGAAGCCGAGCGCCGCTACTACGTCAACCGTCGGGACGATGCCCAGTGAGGCGCAGGGCGCCGCTGTCGGCGCGGTTCTTCGGCGGGTTGATGATCGTCGCCGGGCTGTATGTGATCGGCGCCGGCGCGGCCGCGCATAACCTCGGCGTCGCCGGGTTCGGCGCGGCCGGGGTCGTGCTCGGCATGTGGGTGAGGCGGCCGCAGTGACGTTCCGTCTGGCCGAGCCATGGGAGCAGCGGCCGCTGCTCTGTTCCTCGCGTCGCACGCGGCGGGGAAAGGTCGTCTGTGATCGGATGGCGCTGCACCCCGGCCCGCACTGTGGCCGGTCGTCGCGGGGGGCGTGGTTCTTTTGGTGAGGCATTGGTCGCGGCCGCGGGCCCGGCAGCTCGAGGGCGTCGACCTCGACCGGGCGCGCTGGTTGGCGCGGTGGCTGCAGGCGGGGCTGCTCGACGTGCCCGCGTTCCGCGCGGCGTGGCGGATACGATAGGTCGGCGAGAGGTCCGCATGGCAGAGCCCCCGGGAAGCGGGTCCCGGGGGCTCTTGTCTGTCCGGGGGTCAGCAGGCCCCGATGCGGCCCTCCCAGCCGGAGAGCTGACCGAGCCGGGCGGCGGACGCCACCTGGGCGCGGCGGCCCTTGTTGCCCATGTCGCGGCTGACGCGGGCGGCCCGGCCGAGCCACATGGCGAGGTCGTTCTCGGTGCGGCCCTCGACCTTGCCGGCGAGGCGCCAGGCCCGGTCAAGCTTCGCGATCTTGCGGATCGTCTTGCCGTTGCGGCGCTCGATCTTCAGCATCTCCGTCAGCCTCTCTGTTGTGTATGTTCAGTATACACGTCGTGCGGGTTGAGTCAACACGGAATCGAGCACGTCCATCGATCCCCCGTGTGCGCCCACTTGACACGTCGTGTATGCTGAGCATGCAAGTAACCGAGACAGAAAGGCACCCGACATGCCCGACGCGAGGAACGACGGCAAGCCGTCGCAGCCCCCGAAGAACAACCCGAAGGGCGACCCGCCGACCCGGCCGGCGCGACAGCACCCCCCGAAGACGCCCCCGCCGCCGAAGACGGGAGCGCTCGTCGCCGCGCTGCTCGCCGTCCTCGCCTGCCTGACCCTCGCAGGGTGCGACCCCGAGGGCGCGTCGCCGACCGGGCCGAAGCACGAGAAGCCCCCGGCCGCGACCGCCGGTGCCGGCGAGCGGAAGCACGAGAAGCCGCCGACCGCCGGTCCCGAAGCGAAGCACGAGACCGACCCCGGCGAAATCGATCTGCACGTTGAGTGGATCTCCGAGAACGCCAAGAGCCCGGCGTGCGAATGGTCCCTGAACAAGCCGGGCGTGCACGAGCAGTGCAGCGGCGTCGGGCCCGGCGTTCAGGAGCCCGGCGAGGTCGACTACATCGGGCTGTGGGAGTACACCGTCCTCGAGCTCGGCCACTCCGGCGACACCGTCGAGCTGTACGCGGAGGGCAACATCGGCGCCAAGTCGATCCGTTGCTACGTCGCGTGGAAGAACCGCTATCACGAGCTGCCGTACGACGACAGCAAGCGCCGCTGCGGCGGCAGCTACAAGCTGAACTGACCGACCCACACCCGGCCGGTGCCCTTGCTTCCGCGCCGGCCGGGTGTATGCTCGGCGGACGTTGTCCCATTTACCGCGAGATCCCGGAAGGGGCAACCGATGCGCGAGAACCTCGCGAAGCTCGGCACCGTCGCGATTGAGCTGATCCTGCTCGTCGCGGCCCTGTTCCTCATCATCTGACCGCCCGGCCGCGCGGAACACGGGGCGTCCGCGCGGCCGGCCCCGACGTCGAGCCCCGCCATCACACGGCCACAGCGACAGCCCCGATGGGCGACAGCACCGGCCACTCTGCAGAGAGCAGGATCACGTGACCTACCCCAACCAGTACCCGCCGCAGCAGGGGTACGCCCCCGCCCCCGGCGGCTACCCCGACCCGGCGCAGCAGCAGTATCCGCCGCAGGGCTACCCGCAGCAGCAGCCCGCCTACGGGCCGCCGCCCGGCTACCCCGCCGGCCCGCCCCCGCAGCAGTTCGGCCCGCCCGCGCAGCAGCAGGCCCCGGCCGGCCCGCCGCCCGGGCAGCCCCCCGCCGGCGCCGGCGGGTTCAACGCCCCCGCCCCGTCGCAGGGCGACCGGCTCAAGCCCGAGAACGTCGACGGGCACCTGCTGATCGTCGCGCCGCTCGAGTTCCTCCCCGAGTTCTTCAAGGCCCGGACCAACCCCGACGGGACGGTCAAGCCGGCCGCGAACGGCGTCAAGCTGAACGCCGTCGACCTCGACCAGCCCGGCCCCGACGGTCAGCCCGGCGCCGTGTTCCGCGAGGCGATCTGGGGACAGAAGGCCCTGGCCGCGTCGCTCGAGCGGACCCTGCGCGAGCAGGGCCCCGGGTCGCCGGTCCTCGTCCGCATCGGCAAGGGCACCGCCAACAGCGGCCAGTCAGCGCCGTGGATCTTCCTCGACGCGACCGGCGACCACCAGGCCGTGCAGCGCGCGACCGAGTTCGTCGGTCGCCGCCCCGGCTGGCAGTCCGAGCCGATCGTCGACCCCCGCGCCGCCGCGGTCACCGGCCCGCACCAGTGGCCGGCCGGTGCGCAGCCGCCGCAGCAGCAGGGCGGCTACCCGGCCGGGCCGCCGCCGCAGTCCGTGCCCCCGCAGCAGGGCTACGGGCAGCCGCCGGCCGGGCCGTACCCGCCGCAGGGCCCGCCGCCCGGCTACGCCCCGCAGGGCTACCCGCCGGCCGGGTACCCGCAGCAGGGCTACCCCGGGTACGGGCAGTGACCCGGGCCGGCACCGCGGCGCACAGCGTCCGCTGTGACGTCGCGATCTCCGGGGAGTGCTACTGCCCCGGCGACGGTGAGCAGGCGCTGCCGTGCGGGCACCTGCCCGAGGTCGGCTGCGACTGCGCGGACTACGTCGACGAGTACGCCGACATGGGCGGGCCGGCGTGACGCCGGCCGAGCACGTCGCCGACGCCGCCGCGGTCGCACGGGCCCGGCTCATCGCCGACCCGGCCGCCCTCGAGGCCGGGCTCGCCCGGCTCGGCGCGCACCTCCGCCGCACGTTCGAAGCGGCCGCCGAGCAGCTCGGCATCAGTGCCCGGAAGATCGGCGCCGCCCTCGCCAAGATGCGGCTCGCGTTCCTCGCCGAGCAGGCACGCACCGAACGCCGGCGCCTGCAGTATCTGCAGCGGACCGCCCGACCCGACTGGGCCCGGACGACGTCGCCGCAGTTCCGCGCTGGTACCCGACGCACGAAACGGGCATCGGGGAGGTGGCGGCGGCGTGGAAAGTAAGGACCGTCTCGCCCTCGCCGTGATCTGCGTCGTCTGCGCGACGCTCGTCGCGATGACGTGGCTCATCGCCCGCTGAACAACCCGACGGGCCCGGTCGACCCGGCCGGGCCCGTCTCCAACCCCGAGAGGAAACCGAACATCATGGCACAGATCGACAACGGTCACATCTACGGCGGTCCAATCGACGACGATGACCGCGACCCGTTCGAGCAGGCGCGGCTGCAGGCGGCCGAGGACCCGGGCGACCGGGTCGCCGCCGACCGGATCGACGACGCCGGGGCCGTGCTGCGCGAGCAGCGCCGCCTGAACCGCGAGGGCGTGCCCGACTTCCGCGGGCCCGGCGACCTCGCTGACGCGACCCGCTACGCCGACGAGCAGCACGAGCGGGACCTCGCCGCCGTCCGCGGCGAGGTCGACTGGGCGACCGCCGACGAGCTGCTCGAGCGGACCGGCGGCCGGATCGTCGATGCCGGGCCCGTCGAGCTCCGGCCGACAACCCCGGCCGCCGACCGGCACATCCTCGACGGGAACCCGCTCGTCGAGGACATCACCCCGCCGGCCGCCGGGCCGATCACCAACGGGCTGCAGGTCGGCGACACGATCGTCATCGAGCTGCCCGACGAGCGGATCGCCGGCCGGATCACCGCTGTCGACGACGACGGCGGTTTCACGTTCGCCCCCGCTTCCACGCCGAACCCGGTCGTCACCGGCCCCGACGAGCCCCGGCACGTCCTGATCGGCGGAGGATCGGCGGCGACCGCCCTCGATGACACCGGCATCGACCCGACGACGGCGGCCGCGGTCATCCTCGCGCAGACCGTCGACCGGCTCGAGCGGCTCGCCACCAACCGCGGCCGCATGAACGTCGTCGCCCTACAGCGGCAGATCGCCGCGACCGCCGACGCGATCCGGTCCGGTATCTACCCGCAGGGGAAGCTCGTCACCGCCGACGTGCTGCTGCGCACCGACGGGCAGCAGTTCGAGGCCCGCATCGACGGCGGCGTCGTCCCGTGGCCGCTGTACATCGGCAAGCCGATCACGGTCGACAGCCTCACCGACGGGCTGAACGTCGTCTACCTGCCGATCATCGCGCACCGGGTGCTGCTCGTCGACGAGCGCGGCGTGCAGGCCGGGCCGGTCATGCCCGGCGAGCCCGACGCCGACGGTGCCGTCGACGTCGGCGCGTTGGCGGCCGAGCAGGCACGGAAAGAGGGCAAGCGGTGACCCCGCGCCGGGAACTGATCCTGTCCGAGCGGCGCCGGACCGAGTTGCGGCGCGTCATCGACGCGACCCTGCGGCCGCGGACGCCGCTGTCCCATGACCGGCTCGGCATGGCAGTCGAGGCGCTCGTCGACGCGCTGCAGGCCGACGAGCTCAACCGGGCGTCCCGGCCGGCCGCGGCCCCGGACGCAGCGACGCGGCGAACGCTGCTGCACAGTGCGGTCGCCGGTGCCCTGTTCGGGCACCTGCACAACGACCGGGCCGTCGATGACGCGGCGGCCGCCGTCATCGACGAGCTCGAAAGGCTGATCCCGTACGCCGACGAGCAGCTGCTCGTCGGCGGTGATCACGACCCGAACCGGGCGCACAAGGACCGGCCGTCGGTGCAGATCATCGCCGACGCGATCCTGCAGCGGACGAACGGGATCACCCGGTCCGTCGCGCTGGTCATCGGGATCGCCGCGGTGCAGGCCCTGCTCGATCGCCGGCGACTCGAGGCGGAATCGGGCACGGCCCCGTATCGGGCTGGCAACCCGTATCTGTCCGGCAGCATCAACCACGAGCGGTACAACGCCGGGTTGCCGATGTTCCCGGCACCGAACACGTCGTCGCGCAGCCTGCTCGAGCGGGCCGTCGCCGGCGCCGAGAACACCCCGGACCAGTGGGCGCCGCACGTCTGGTCACAGCTCGCCGCCGCGGCCGTCGCCGTCGAACGCGGCGAGCGGGAAGCCGAGCTGCACCCGCTCGTCGTCGAGGTGCAGCGCCGCTTCACTTCCCCGCCGCCCGAGCGGCACACCGAGAAGCCGCTCGTTCCCGTCGACGACCCCGAAACCGCGGCCGCGATCCTCGTATCCGCCGAGCAGTTCGCCCCGGCATGGGTCGTCGCGCTCGTCGACGCCGCCGCCGGCGACGGACCGCTCGACTTCGCCGGGCAGCCGATCCCGGCGTGGGTCCGGGAGCGGCTCGAGGACGGTGTCGCCGCGGGCCGGCTCGGCGTCGCCCCCGCCCCCACATTCGGCGACGGGAACGGCGCCTGCAGCTGCCCGACCCCGATCGGCCGAAACCCCGAATGCGTCGTTCACGGCGACGACGCATGCACCTGCGCTTCCCTGCCCCTCGACGCCGGCGACGCCCCCGCCCACGACGACGGGAACCCCGCCTGCCCGAGGAACCACCGATGATCACCCGACCCCCCGCAACAATCGCGAAGTCCGTCCAGTCGGCGTGGTCGCTGCTGAAACAGCAGATCGGCAACATCCACGGCGAACCCCGAATCAAATACGGGCCGACGTGGCGGCCCGAGGAAGGCGGCGGTTTCGGCCGCCGTACCGGCGCCGTGTGGTTCGTCGACATCGCCGGGACCCCGAAAAACCACAACCTGTCGATCACCGAATACGGTCACCTCGACCGGCCGTCCCACTGGATCATCGAAGGCGGCCGGCACGGCGGGATCATCACCCACGTCGCCTACGACGTGCGCGGCGTGTTCCCCGTCGAGCTGCTGCACCTCGCAGCCCGCTCGGTCGGGCTGCTGCCGCCGGCGCACACCGACGCCGACGACCTCGACACAGTCCGGGAAATCGCCGCCCGGGCCAACGGCAACGCCGAGCAGCTCGACCCCGGCGTCATCCTCGACATCGTCGGGTGGCCGTCAACTGCCGGGGACCGCATTCCCACATAGCCCGGCCCGGGCACGAGCAGGGCCCACCGTCCGACCCTCCCCGGACGGTGGGCCCGACCCTTTCCCGGACCATGATCGACACAAGTGAATCGAGGGGCCCGACCACATGAGCACCGCACCATACGACGCGCGCGCCGCCGCCCACCAATGGCGCGTCGCCGGCTGCACCACCATCCCCATCCGACCCGACCGGTCCAAGGCCCCCGCCGCGGAACGGTGGCGCGACCTCTACCCCGCCCCCGCGGTCGTCGACACCGACCACCTGTTCGCCACCGCCGTGCAGCAGCACGGAACACAGGTCGGCGTCGCCGTCCTCACCGGCACGTCCAGCGGCGGGCTCGAGCTGCTCGAAATCGAAGGCCCACCGCAGCAGGCGGCCGCGCTCATGCGGCAGCTCGGCGACCTCGCCGGCCGGGCCGGGCTCGGCGAACTGTGGCAGCGGCTCGCCGGCGGCTACGTCGAAAGCTCACCGAAAGGCGGTGTCCACTTCCTCTACCGCCTCACCGACGGGCCCGTACCCGGGAACACGAAACTCGCCCGCCGGCCCGCCCTCGACGTCGAGCTCAACGACGCCGAACGCCGGCACGTCGAACGCCGCCCCGGACACATCTTCGGCCGCACCACCATCGAAACCCGCGGACAGGGCGGGTACGTCATCGTCGCCCCGACCCCCGCCGAATGTTCCGGCGCCGACGGGCCCGCACAGCCCTGGTCATTCCTCGCCGGACAGCCGCACACCATCCCCGCCATCACCAGCGCGGAACGCGGCGAGCTGCACAACCTCGCCCGTGCGTGCGACACCATGCCCGGGAAAGACGACGCCGGCGCCGAAGTTGGCCAGCAGCTCCGCATGCCCCTGCCGCAGCACACCGCCGGCGACACCCGGCCCGGGGACCGCTACGCCGCCGAAACCCCGTGGGCGAACATCCTGCAGCCCCACGGGTGGCGCCGCCTGTGGGAGAACGGCGGGAAAACGTACTGGTGCCGGCCCGGCAAAAGCCACGGGGTGTCGGCGACGACCACCGACACCGGCCCCGGCGACCCCGGCGGCATGTGGGTGTTCAGCTCGAGCACCACATTCGACACCGAGACGCTGTACACCAAATTCGGCGCCTATGCGCACCTCGAACACGGCGGCGACATGGTAGCCGCGGCCCGGGCCCTCGCCGGCGTCGGCACCGAAAACGTCGTCCCGCTCCGGCCACTTCCGGGCCCGGCGGCCGGGGCTTCCCCACACCCGGCCCCCGGACCCGCAGCAGGGCCCGCGTCGCCCGCGAAAACGACTCCAGACCCGCCGGCAGCGCTACCGGCTGCCGCACCAGCCCCGGGGGTCGTAGGGCCGGACGGCGGGCCCATCGTATCCGCCCCACCCGTCGACCGGCGCCCCACATGGCTCGGCCGCACCGGCGCCGAACTGACCGCCGTCCTCGACGGAACGTGGCAGCAGCCCCGCGCCGAGCTGCTCCCCGTCAACGGCGGACACGGACTCCTCTACCGCGGCCGCACCCACTCGTTCTACGGCGAAAGCGGCTCCGGCAAAAGCATGGTCGCGCAAGCCGAATGCGCGCGCATCCTCCGCGACACCCTCGAGCGCGTCGCCTACGTCGACTACGAATCCGACATGCCCACCGTCGTCCGCCGACTCTTCGCCATGGGCGCCCCCCGGGAAAAGATCGAGAACGGGCTCATCTACATCAAGCCCGAATTGACGCCCTACGCCATTGGCGAAGCCGAAACATTCCAAATGCTACTTGGCACACCACTGGCGCTCGTCGTCATCGACGGTGTCACCGACGCGCTCATGTACGAGCAGATGAAATTCGGCGGCCCCGGCATCGACCAAAACACACTCGTCACCGGATGGGCCCGCCGCGTCCTCGACCCCATCGCCCAATACACCGGCGCCGCCGTCGTCACCATCGACCACGTAACAAAGAACTCCGAGGGAAAGACCGCATTCGCCATTGGTGCACAGGCGAAACGTTCCGTGCTCTCCGGCGCCGCCTACGCCGTCGAAGTCTGGGATAAGCAGAAACTCGGCCGCGGCAAGATCGGCCGCGTGTCGCTCCGGCCGACCAAGGACCGCGACGGCGGCATCGAAATCGTGACGAGCCCGTCCGGGGCGACCGAGCTCGCCGCGATCGTCACGTTCGATTCCCTCGCCGACGACGGGACGATCGGCGTCACCGTCGACCGGCCGACGTTCAACAGCGGGGAATCGAACAGGCCCGGGCTGACGCCGTTCACCGCCGGCGGGGAAGCAAGGAAGCAAGCGGACCGCGACGGCGCGCTCATGGCCGAGATCTGCGTCGCCCTCGCCGGCATCCCCGGACAGGTCGCGCTGAGCGTCGTCGACCTCGCCGAGCGGATGGGTTGGCCGAACACCGACGGGAGCCGCGGCACCGAGCTTCGCCGGGCCCTCGACCGCCTCGCGTTCGGCGGTCACATCGTCCGGACCAAGGGCGCGCGCAACTCGGTCAATATCCATCTGAAAGAGACGTACCGGTATCAGCCGGACGGCGACAGTCCGAGTCCGTCCGAGTCCGTCCTGGACGGACTGCCGGACGGACTCGGACGGACTGACGGACACACAACCTCGAGTCCGTCCGTCAGTCCGTCCGACGGGCCCTACGTAGTAGAGGGCCGTCGGACGGACGGACGGACTGACGGAGTGTCGGCAAGATCAACAAAACTGACTGACGACACAGCAACCGCCGCCCCCGCTTCCTCGCCCACCGATACCCATGAGGCCACAACCCCGACACTGGCCGCCGCCGAGCCCGACGAGCAACCCGCGACCCCCATCGCCCCGCCCGTCTTCCTCGCCCCCGCCGCGCCCCTCGCCGCCGCCCCCTCGAGCCCCCCGGGACGCCTCACCCGACGACGCCCCGACGAAGTGCTCTGCCCCTGCGGCGAAGCCGTCGATCCCGGACTCGTCGCCCAAGACCCCGACCGGCCCCGCCACTTCGGATGCGAGGACCGCGAATGGCCGACCTGAGATCGAACACGCCATGCCGAAACGAACCATGCCCGCTCTGCTCGATTTGGCTACTCGTCGGGCTCGTCGACGGCGCCCGAACCGCCGTCGACGCCCGACCCGTCACCGACCGAGCCGAACGGCTCTACCGGCTCGCCGGCGTCGGCGCCTACCGACTCGAACACGGCGCCCTGCACTGGGCACCCCAATACCGACCCGGCACCGCCGTCTTTCCCCGCCACCGATGCGGGAAAGCACCACCCCGCGGAATGCTCGCCCCCGACCCGACCCCAAAACCGCGGCCGCCCACATTCGAGGGCGAATACCCATTCTGAGAGAACGCCATGCCAGAAACGATCACGATCAACGAATTCGCCCTCGAGCATTCCCTATCCCGACCCGCCATCGCCAGAAAGATCCGCAGAGCCAAAATCAAGCCCCTATTCGTCACCCGGAAAAAAGCCGGACATCCACTCGGCCACTACCGGCCTTCCGACCTGACCCCCCTACTCGTCGACCGCAGATACCGCCCCCGTCCCCGAAACACCCCACCCCCCGAATGAGCAACCATGCCCACCCGGCCACCAAAACCATGCACCCGGAAACAACACCCCCCATGCCCCGAATACGCCAAACCGGGAAGCGCCCTATGCGAGGGCCACGACAAGGAACGCAAAAACGAGCAATCCCGTGCCCGGGGCACATCCGCAGCACGCGGCTACGGGCACAAGCACCGAGCACGCTTCCGCACCGCCGTCCTCGCCAAGCACCCGATCTGCGTCTGCGACCTCGAGCGGTGCCACGGCGACGGACGCTGCCTGCAGGCAAGCACCAGGGCCGACCACTGGCCGAAGACGCGACGGCAGCTCGTCGCCGAGGGTGCCGACCCCCTCGACCCTGCTCGAGGTCGAGGCTTGTGCGAGAGCTGTCACAACAGGCACACTGCGAGGTCGACACCCTCGGGCGCGATCACACGCAGCCACCGAACGGGGTAGGGGGGTCACAATCCGTAAGCACCTTGCCATCAGTGACCGCCACGGTGGTGAAGCTTTCGCCCCCTCGACTCCCCGGGCTGCCTCTCGAATCGAGACTCAGCCTCCGGGGTCGCGGCCGCCGGGCGGGGCGTGCTACGGTCGCCGCCATGACCACCCCGACGCCCGGCGGCATCGTCACCCTTCGCGGGCTCTACGCCCGGTCGAACGGCGCCGACGAGTGCCCGGCGATGATCACCCGGGTGTGGGGTGAGGTCGACGGCGAGCAGGGCCCCGAGGGTTGGTCGATCAACGCGACGGCGTTCCCGGACGCGAAGATGCCGCAGCCCGCGACGTCGGTCCGGCTGTGCGTCGACCGGGCGGCCGCCGACGCGTACGTCGCGGCAATGGCGGCCCGCGGTGTCGCGAACCCGGCCGACATCTCCGTCGCCCACTGGCCCGACCGGGTCTGATCGTGGCGGCCGAGCTCGACGCGGTCCGCGTCCCGATTGAGGCCGAGCCCGATTCGCTCGCCCGTTTCCGCGCTGTGATCGAGCAGTCCGCGTTCGAGGCGACGTCGGCCGGGGTCGCCCGGGCGCAGCGTCTCGCCGGTTTCGCCCCCACCGATCCTGTCGCCGCGGCTGACCGCCGCGGCTCTTTCGCGTATCAGGCGTTCGTCCGGGTGTCCGGCACCGATTCGACATCGCCGGGTTGGTCGGCGATGTCGGACGATGCGCGCCGGCCGTGGATTGCGGCGGGGAACGCCGCCGCGGCGTCGGGCTGATCATGGGTGGCAAGGTCCCGGCGCCGGCCGCGTTGCGGCTGCTGACCGGCCGCAGCCCGGGCCGGGATTCCGGCGACCGGATCGTCGAGCAGCCGCCGCCGTTCAAGCGCGGCGGTGTTGAGGTCCCGGTCGAGGTCGAGTCGGACCCGCGCGCCCTCGAGATTTGGAACGACACGCTGCCCGAGCTCGAGCGGCTCGACATCGTCAAGCCCGAGGACCGCGGCGCGTTCGCGAATTACTGCTTGACGACGGCGGCCCTGTTCCGCGCGCACGTCGAGTGGCGGAAGCTCGGGTGGCCGATGACGGGGAAGACGTCGCAGGGCGAGTCGGTGCACCCGCTCGTCCGGGTCGTTGCCGAGCTGTCGGGCCGGCAGATCCGGTCCGCTGAGCAGTTCGGGTTGACGCCGGCGGCCGAGTCGAAGCTCGGCGACTGGTCGACGCGCGGGCAGGCGAAACCGGCCGCGGCCGCGGCCGGTGACAGCCCGTTCGCCGGTACCGGCTGACCGTCGCCGATTGGGTCGGACGCTTCCCGGCCGTACCCTGATGACCATGACGACGGAAGGCGCGACCCGACCGCGCCCGACGCGGACCCCCCGAACCCGGCCGCGGGTCAGCGGGTCCCGGCTGCTCGGGGTCAACGACGAGCAGCTCGCCGAGCTCAAACTCTCGCGCGAGGTCGCCTGGTATCTGGTGTCCCGCGGGCACAAGCTGCCCGAGCGGTGGCAGCGGCCGCGGTGGAAGACGCCCGAGCCGGGCGAGGTCGACAAGACGGCGATCTTCGATCCTGAGCGCGTCGACCGGGTCGTCAAGGCGTTCACGCACCTCCGGCACACGAAGGGTCAGTGGGCCGGCCGGGCGTTGACCCCGGACGTGTGGCAGATCGCCTACATCCTGGCGCCGGTGTTCGGTTGGGTGGCACCGAACGCGGACCGCCGCGACGAGTCCGAGCCCGAGCTGTTGCGGATCATCCGCAACTTGTACGTCGAGGTGCCGCGGAAGAACGGCAAATCGACGCTGCTCGGCGGGCTCGGCATCTACATGTCGTGCGCCGACGGCGAGCAGGGCGCGGAATGCGTGACCGGGGCGACGACGAAAGAGCAGGCCGGGTTCGTGTTTGACCCGGTCCGGCAGCTCGCCTCGAGCTCGCCGGCGTTGAAGCCGTTCGTGCGGCCGCTGAAGTCCCGGATCGTGCACAAGCCGTCCGGCTCGTACTTCCAAGCAATCTCGTCGGTCGCCGAGGGCCAGCACGGCGCGAACCTGCACTTCGGGTGCATCGACGAGCTGCACGTCCACAAGACGCCGGACCTTGTCGAGGCGATCGAGACGGGGACCGGGTCGCGGCTGCAGTCGCTTATCTGCCTGATCACGACCGCCGACGACGGCAAGCCGGACACGATCTACGTCATGCGCCGGAACCGAATCACCGGGCTCGCGCAGCGCTTGTTCATCGACGCGTCGACGTACGGCGTCATCTGGGCGGCCGCCGAATCCGAAGACGAGCTGCGGCAGCTCGGCGTCGACCCGTTCTCCGTCGAGGCGCACCGGCTCGCGAACCCGGGGTTCGGGGTGTCGCCGACCCGGGCGTACCTCGCCGGCGCGGCGAGGAAAGCGCAGCAGTCCCCGGCCGAACTGTCCGGGTATCTGCGGCTGCACCTTGGGATCCGCACCAAGCAGTCGGTGACGTACCTGTCCCTCGACGCGTGGGACCGGAACATGGGGCTCGTCGACGAGCTCGGGCTGCGCGGCCGGGTCGCCTATGGCGGGCTCGACCTCGCGTCGACGTCGGACCTCACCGCCTACTGTCTGGTTTTCCCCGCCGACGACGGTTCGTTCGACGCGCTGTGGCGGTTTTGGCTGCCCGAGCGGGCGTACGACAAACTCGTCAAGCGGACATCGAAAATGGCTGAGGTGTGGCGGCGCGAGGGCCGGATCATCGTCACCGACGGCGATGTCGTCGACGACGAGCGGGTCGTTGCCGACATCCTCAAAACGAACGGACAGTTCAAGATCGCCGAGGTCGGCTACGACCCGTGGAACGCGTCGGCGATCACGAACGCGCTGAGCAAGCAGCGGGTGCCGCTCGTCGAGGTCCGGCAAGGGTTCGCGTCGCTGTCGCCGCCGCTGAAGGAAGTGCACCGGCTGCTGCTCGCCGGCCGGCCTGAGAAACCGATGCTTCGGCACGGCGGTCAGCCGGTCGCCCGATGGTGCGTCGGCAACCTCTCCGTCGTGATGGACGAGAACGGCAACGTCAAGCCGGACCGGAAACGGTCGGCGGACAAGATCGACGGTGTCGCGGCCCTTACGATCGCGATGCAACGTGCAATGACCCGGACCGCACCGCGGAAATCGGCTTACGAAGATCGAGGGGTTGAGGTGGTCTAATGGCGATCAAACTTCGCCGGCCGCGCGCGGTGCTGAATCTCGTCACCGGCAAGACCGTCATCGGCGACCTGGCGTGGTCGTGGCCATGGTCGTATCGGCTGCGCAACGCCCGGGTCGTCGAGCACGGCGCCGAGCCGGTCGCCGTCGACGGGGTTGTCGTCGTCCCGGCCCGGGCCGTCGAGTTCGCGCAGATCGTCGACTAGGGGGACCCCGTGGCGTTCGTACTTTCCCGCGGCGAGCTGTCGTCGATCGAGCCGCGCGGCGGCCCGAACGGCGGATGGTTCCCCCCGTACCGGCGCGGCGTCGCCGTGTCCGCGGCCCTCTCATTCACCTACGGCCAGATTTACCGCGCACAGCCCGCCGTCCGCACCTGTGTCTCGTTCCTCGCCCGGAACATCGCGCAGTTGGGCCTGCACACCTTCCGGCGGTTGCCGAACGACGACCGGAAGCGGCTCCGTGACACACCGCTGTCGAACCTGTTCGACGTCCAGCCGAACCCGACGACGACGCCGTACCGGCTCGTCTACGCCCTCATCGCCGACCGGGCGATCTACGACGTCGCGTTCTGGCTGAAGGTCCGCGGCGAGGCGCCGGCCCTCGGCGGCCGCGGCGAGCTGCTCGGGCTGCGACGCGTCTCGCCCCGCCGCGTCCAGCCGCTCGAGGGCGACTGGCTCGAGGTCGACAAGTTCCGGATCCACGGCAACCGCGGGCACCGCGACGTCGACCGCGAGGACCTCGTCGTCTTCCCCGGCTACGACCCGGAAGAGGAGTCCGCGTCGGGCGCGTCGCCGATCGAGGCCCTGCGGTTGATCCTGGCCGAGGAATACTCGGCGCAGCAGTACCGCGAACAGATGTGGCGCAACGGCGCCCGGGCGTCCGGGTACATCAAGCGGCCGCTCGACGCGCCGGAGTGGTCGAAGACGGCCCGGACCCGGTTCCGTGAGGAGTGGCAGGCGCAGTACGCCGGTGACAGCCCGAATGCCGGCGGGACGCCGATCCTCGAGGACGGCATGGAGTGGCTCGCCGCCGGCGTCACCCCGCGGGAGGCGCAGTACGTCGAATCGCGCAAGCTGACCCGCGAGGAATGCGCCGCCGAGTACCACATTCCGGCGCCGTTCGTCGGGCTGCTCGAGCACGCCACGTTCTCGAACATCACCGAGCAGCACAAGCAGCTGTACACCGACACCCTCGGCCCGTGGACCGTCGGCGCCGAGGAAGAGATCATGCTGCAGCTCGTCCCCGAGTTCCCCGGCCGCGGCGTCTACGTCGAGTTCAACTACGCCGAGAAACTGCGCGGCTCGTTCGAAGAGCAGGCCGAAGGGCTGTCGTCGGCGATCGGCCGGCCCTACATGACCCCGAACGAGGGTCGGGCCCGGCTCAACCTGCCCCGCGTCGACGGCGGCGACGAGCTGCTCGTGCCGCTGAACATGGGCGACGCCGGCGGCGACCCCGACGACGCCGGCGACGAGCTCAAGCCGGACCCGGCCGCCGAGGGCGGCGACGACCCGGCCGCCGGCGGCGAGGACGACGACGCGACCCCGGCGCCGAAGCGCTACCGACCCGGCCGGGCCGCTCGAGGCAGCGGAACCAAGCAGATCGCCGGGCCCGATCATCTCGCCGAGCACGAGTCGATGCTGCGCGCGACGTTCGACCGGCAGCAGCGGTCCGTCCTCGCCCGGGCCGGCGCGAAGGCGGCCGGCCGGAAAGCGACCGCTGCCGAGCTGTTCGATCGGGCCCGATGGGACCGCGAACTCTCGGCGGACCTCCGGGCCCTCGCCCCCGGGGCGGTCGCCGACGTCGCCGGCGCCGCCCTCGACGCGCTCGGCGTCACGGTGCCGTTCGACCCGACGCAGGTCGAGCACTTCCTCGACGCCGAAACGACCCGGGTCGCGACGCAGGTCAACGCCGTCACCGAGCAGCAGATCGCCGCCGCCGTCGAGCAGGCCCAGGAAGACGAAGACGCTGTGCTCGGCGAGCTGCTCGCCGCGGTCTTCCTCGCCGCCCTCGCGAAGCGCGTCGCCGACATCGCGCTGACGCAGATCACGAACCTGTCCGGGTTCGGGACCGTCGAGGCGGCCCGGCAGACCGCCCTGCGGAACCCCGACGCGACCGTCACGAAAAAGTGGATCACCGGGAAGAACCCGCGGCCGACGCACGCCGCCATGGATGGGCAGACGGTCGCCTACGACAAGTCGTTCAGCAACGGCGCGTCGTGGCCGGCCGACGCGGCGCACCTCGACGTCGACGAGGTTGCCGGCTGCAACTGCGACGTTGAGATCGAACTGCACGAGGATGACGAGTAGCGCGCGAGCGCGGAAGGTAGGACAGATGCGCACCAAGACCGCGCCGGCGCTCGTCAAGGCGGCCGGCACCGCCGATGGGCTCGCCGAGGGTGAGTTCATCGCCCTGGTCTCCGTTTTCGGGAACAAGGACTCGTATGGCGACATCGTCGTGCCGGGCGCGTACGCCGAGGACATCGCCGAGTGGAAGCTCTCCGGCGACCCGCTGCCGGTGATCTGGTCGCACGACTGGTCGGACCCCGAGTCGCACATCGGTGCGGCCAAGGACTGGCGCGAGCTGCTCCCCGGCGACGCCGAGCTGCCGGAGAAGCTGAAGCCGTACGGTGGGCTGCTCGTCCACGGGCAGAACGACGTCGCCGACAACGCCCGGGCCGCTCGGGTTTCCAAGCTGCTCGCCGGCCGCCGTGTCAAGCAGTTCTCGTTCGCCTATGACGAGCTCGAGTCCGGGTTCGGGACGTACAACGGGCTCGAGGGGTGGCTACTCAAGAAACTCCATGTGTTCGAGGTTGGCCCGACGCTCGTCGGCGCCAACCAGGCCACCGACCTGCTCGGCGCCAAGACGCTGATCATCGACCTTGCCCGGGTCGCCGTCGAGCGGCGCAAGCATGGCGCTCGACAGCCGGATTCGGTCGCAGCTACCCTGGCAGAGATCAAGGCGGCCCTCGCTCTGCTCGAGCAGGACGAGACCGCCGACAGCGACAACTCAAGCCGCCAGGACGGAACCGGGCAAGGTGGGGACGGCGTTGCCGATGCCACCGAGGACCCCACGCCGGACCCCGCCGCCGACGATGCCGCGCTACGTCAGCAGCTCGACGACGCGAACCTCATGCTCACGCTCGACGACGCTGACGTTTCCGACTGAATCGAGCAACGGAGGATCGGGCAATGACCCGGGAGGAACTCAAGGCGGCGATCGCCGCGAAGCTCGCGCCGGCGAAGGCGATCGCCGATCTCGCGACCAGCGAGAACCGGCAGTTCACCGACACCGAGCGCAAGACCATCACCGACGCGGTCGCGTCGGCCGAGCCGTTCAAGGAGCAGCTCAAGGCCCTCGACGCCGACAAGGCCGCGCGCGCCGCGATCTCCGGCATCGAGGACGGCATCGGCGTCGACTTCACCGACCGCGGCGACCGCAAGACCGCCGGCGGGCTGCTCGTCCCCGGCGCCAAGACCATCGGCGAGCTGTACTGGGAGTCCGACGCGCACCGGAAGCTGCTCGCTTCCGCGCCCGGCGGTCGCTTCGGCGAAAAGCAGCACGTCAACGGCGACAGCGTTGGGTTCAAGTCGCTGTTCCATCGTCCGCAGGTCAAGACCCTGATCACCGGCGGGTCCGACACGTCCGGCGGCGCGCTCGTCGTCAACGACTACATCGGCATGCAGGTCGGGCTCGGCGCCTTTCAGCGGCCGCTGACCGTCCGCGACATCGTCACCAACGGCACGACCACGTCCGACACCGTCGAATACGTCCGGGTGACGTCGACGACGAACAACGCGGCCCCGGTCGCCGAGTCGACGACGACCGCCGACCCCGGTGCGATGACCGCGGCGAACGGCGTCAAGCCCGAGAGCGCCATGGCGCTGCAGAAGGTCACCGAGACGGTGAAGACGATCGCGCACTGGCTGCCGGCGACGAAGCGGGCTCTGTCCGACGCGGGTCAGGTCCGGACCCTGATCGATCAGTTCCTGCGGTACGGGATCGAAGAGGAGCTCGAGGACCAGATCATCTCGGGCAACGGTTCCGGCGAGAACTTCACCGGTATCGCGTCGACGTCCGGTGTGCAGGCCCAGGCGTGGGACACTGACGTGCTCACCACGACCCGGAAGGCCCGGACCAAGGTTCGTACCGTCGGCCGGTCGATCCCGACGGCCTACGTCCTCAACCCGTCCGACTGGGAGATGATCGACCTCCTGCAGGACAACGACGCCCGGTACTACTTCGGCGGCCCGGCCCGGCTCGGCCAGCCGACCCTGTGGGGTCTGCCGGTCATCGAGTCCGAGGCCGTCCCGGCCGGCACGGGCTACGTCGCCGACTGGCGCAAGGCGGTCCTCTGGGACCGCGAGGACGCGTCGATCACGGTCAGCGACTCGCACGCCAACTTCTTCATCCGCAACATGGTCGCGTTCCTCGGCGAGATGCGCGCGGCTTTCGGCGTGCTGCAGCCGAACGCGTTCGTGTCGATCGATCTGACGGCGTAAGGAGAAACGATCATGGGCTACCTGCTGCCGAACGCCGCCGCGGCCCGCGGCGCCGCCGTCCCGGATATCGGTGCGGTCACCTCTTCCGCGCCCGCGGCGATCACCTCCGTGGTCGCGGCCGGCGCCAACCCGACCAAGGCTGAGTACGACGCGCTGCGCGCCGACGTCGTTGCCCTGCGGACCACGGTCGCGGCGGGTGTCGTCGACATCGCCGCGGCCCGGGCCAAGATCCTCGCGCTGCAGGACAGTCTGCAGGGCGGCGGGGTCATCGCCCCGTGACACAGCCTGTTCGCCGGTGCCCGGTCTGCGGGGAAGCGCACGCGTCGTGCGGCGACCCCCGCGGGGCGGGCACCGGCGTTCCTATCGACGCCGGACTGTACGAGAAAGGACGACCCGCCGTGAGCAACAGCATCGTCGAGCGCCGCTGGATCGAGACCAACGGCCAGTGGCACCTGTTCAAGATCAACCAGCAGGACCCGCGGTACGGCGACTCGCAGCCGTACGACACCGAGCAGCCGAACAACGGCAAGCCGACCCTCACCCTCGCCGAGATTCGCGACGGCGCGACCGAGCCGGCCGAGCCCGTCGGCGCAGTGAAGACCGCCGACCGGCAGCCCGCGACCAAGAAGGTCGCCCCGGCCAAGAAGGCGACCGCCAAGAAGGCGACCGCCGACAGCAGCTCGAGCGGCGACAGCAGCACCGGCGACGCGACCCCGCCCGCCGACGACAACGGCACCGGCGACACGCCGGCCGCCGACCAGCAGTAAGGGGCCCGGGCCGTGGCCGACAACCTCACCGACAACGCAGAGTCCCGGGCCCTGAACTGGCTCACCGGGAACACGACCACGGCCCCGACCCTGCCCCTCAAGGCGCGGCTCATGACCGTTCTCGGCAGCGACAGCGCCGCCGGGACCGAGGTCGTTGGCGGGTCGTACGCCGCCCCGTCGATCGCGTTCGGCAGCTCGTCCAGCGGCGCCCCCGCGACGAACTCAGCCGACGTCGACGCGACCGGCATGCCGAACACCGGCGCCGCCCCCGTCATCGGGCTCGAAATCTGGGACTCGGCCGGGACCCCGTTCCGTTGGTGGCACGGCCCGCTCTCCGGCGGCAGCTACTCGTTCGTCGCGTCGACGGACATTTTCACGTCCGCATCGCATGGTTTGTCCGCCGGCGACCGGGTCGCGTTCGCTTCCGGGCAGGCGCCGACCGGGTTCACCGCCGGCACGTCGTACTACGTCATCGCGACGAACCTCGCGACGAACACGTTCATGCTGTCGGCGACCCTCGGTGGGTCGAGCGTCAACGGGACCGTCGACCTGTCCGGCACCTACATCCGTGCCCGCGAGACCGGGTCGGGCGACACCCTGCGGCTCGCCGCCGGCACCGTCTCGCTCGCGCTCGGCTAGGGCCGGCGCGCATGGCCGCGCCCGTCTTCCAGTCCGCCGGCACGTGGGCGCAAACCGCCGGCGGTAACCCGGCGGCGAGCATCACGTTCAGTGCGCCTGCCAGCATCGCCGCCGGCGACCTGCTGCAGGCGCACTTCACCATCGACAACGTCACCCGCGGCATCACCCCGCCGTCGGGGTGGACGCAAGCCCCCGACTCGCCGCAGATCATCAACAGCGGCGGAAATCAGCTGCTCGCCGTCTACTACAAGTGGGCGACCGGCAGCGAACCGGGGACGTACACGTTCAATTTCACCGGCGGGAACACATTCGCCGAGGGCGTGATCCTGCGGATCACCGGCGCGGCCGGCAGCGGCAACCCGTACAACATCACCAACGGGGCGACGAACCCGTCGAGCGGCTCGACCAGCACCCCGGCCGTGTCCGGGACGACCAACGTCGCCGACACGCTGCTCATCAACGCCTACACGAGCGTCAACAGCGGGGCGTGGACCCCGAGCGCATCCCCGGCGTTCACCACGGCCGCGTCTGGCGGGTTCAACACCGCCGGGGTGTCGTACCGGACGCAAACGGCGGTCGGCCCGACCGGGTCGATTCAGGCGACCAAGGCGACGACCGATCAGAAGACGGCGTGGCTCGGCGCGGTCAAGCCGCCCGGGGCGAACATCGTCAGCGCCGGCAGCATCGCGTTCGCCGCTGACGCGGCACTGACCGCCCCCGCCGTCCGGCTCGCCCCCGCCGCTTCCGCGCTGACCGCCGATGCCGCCCTCGCCGCCGCCGGTCGCCGGCTCGGCGTCGCCGCGGCCGCCCTGACCGCCGACGCCGCCCTCGCGGCGGCCGTCGCACGCCGGGTGAGCGCCGGCGCCGCTCTGGCCGCTGACGGGACGCTCAGCGCCGCCGCGGCCCGGTCCGGGCTCGTCGCGGCCGTCTTCACTGCCGACGGGCAACTCACCGCCGCTGCCCGCCGGCTCAACGCCGCGGCGGCGGCGTTTACCGCCGACGGGCAGCTGCTCGCCGGCGCCGGCGCACGGTTCGTCCCCGGCTCGAGCTCGTTCACCGCCGACGCCGCCCTCACCGCCGCGGCGATCCGCCGCACCGCCGCCGCGGCCGCCCTCACCGCCGACGGCATCCTCGGCGTCGCCTACCAGGCCGTCCCCGTCGTGCAGCTCGGCGCTGTTGCTTTCCGCGCCGACGCGGTCCTCACCGCCGGCGGCCGCCGGGTCATCGCCGTTTCGGCAGCGTTCACCGCGACCGGGTCGCTTACGATCTCCACACCGGTGCAGCCGCCCGCGGGCACCCCACGGCGCAGCAGCACGGCGACCGGCCGGCGCGCCGGCGTCGCCACACCACGTAGGGGGTAGACCATGATCGTCGAACGGACCCCGTTCGCGACCGCCCGAGACTTCGCGACCTACGCCCGGCGGGACCTGTCCGCCAAGGACACGGCGACCGTCGTCCAGCATCTCGCCGGCGTGTCCCGCCGCATCCGCAGTTTCTGCGGCTGGCATCTCTGGCCGAAACACGTCGATGAGACTGTGCGCGTCGAGGGCGTCGGCAGCCGCCTGCTCGTCCTGCCGACCCTCGCCCTCGACGCTGTCGGTTCCGTCGTCGAGGACCCCGACGGCGACGCGACCATCCTCGACTCGACCGCCTACCGCATGTCGGCGGCCGGGATGCTGCGTAGGATCGACGGTGGTTTCTGGGCCGGCGAGTTCGTCGCCTACGACGTGACGATCACCCACGGGTACGACGACAACCCTGATCCGCCCGAGGACGGCTCGGCCGCGCCCGAGGACCTCGTCGAGCTCGCCTGCCAGGTTGTCGGCCGGGCGTTCGTTTCGCCGACCGGCGCGATCCGGGAACAGTCCGGGACGGTGTCGATGACGTACTCGCAGACGGGGCCGGCCGCGTCGGGCGGGATCGCCCTGCTGCGCGCGGAAAAGGACGCGCTCGGGCACTACCGGACCGGTGACTGATGTATCCCTCGTTTTGGACCGACACGGTCGACGTCGAGCAGGCCGAGCTCGTCGACGACGTCGACGGCTCCAACTACGGCGATCAGACCCTCGACTGGGAAAACGCGACGACGACGACTCTCGACGGGCTGCACGTGCAGCCGGTCGCCGAGGGCGAGCAGCTCGCCGCCGGCCGGGACGCCGTCGTCACCCGCTGGCGGCTGCAGATGCCCGCGGACGTCGCCGCTTCCTTGCCGGCCGGGGAACTGCGCGCGACGGACCGGGTCGTCTACCGGGGGAAGACGTACGACATCGACGGTCAGCCGGAGGCGTGGCCGTCGCCGTCCGGGACAATGGATCACGTCGACGCGTTCCTCGTGCTGACGGAAGGGTAGGGCCGGTGCGGATCACGAAAGTGCGGATCGCGCTCAACTCGGAGGGCATTCGCGAGATGCTGAACGAGGTCGGTGTCGAGGCGGACCTCGCAGCCCGGGCCGAGCGGGTCGCCGCGCAGGTCAACGCCACCTATCCCGGGGTTGAGCACCGGCCGCCGTATGGCCCCGACCTGCCCGGCGCCGAGGTCCCCGTCGCCGTTGCGAGCGTCCGCGGCCGCGGCGCTCGAGCTCGGGCCCGGGTCGCGGTGCTGCATCCGTCGGCGCCGGCCGTCGAGGCGAAGTACGGCATCCTCGGCGCCGCCCTCGACGCCGGCCGGGACCTCTGATGCGCCACATCGACGCCGAGCTCATTCTCGCCCCCGACGCGGCGCTCGTCCTCACCCACTACCTCCGGGGCCGGCTCTCCGCTTCCGCGCTGCCGTACGCCGCTGGCGTCGCCGTGTCCGGTTCACTGCCGCCCGGCCGGAACGTCGTGAAACACGTCCGGGTGCGCCGCACCGGCGGGGTTATGGCGAATCTCGTCGAGGACGCGCCGCGCATCGATGTGCAGGTGTGGCACCTCGACGACCGTCAGCGGATGGACCTCGCGAACCTCTGCCGGGCGTTCGTGTGGCAGGCGACCGGGACGGTCGTCAACGGGGCCGGGATGACGGGCCCGTGCACGATCGGCCGGGTCGCTGAGTTCGCCGGCCCGAACGAGCTGCCCGACCCGAGGGTGACGGCGTCCCCGGAATCGGCGATCATACAGTTCACGGCTGAGATCAGACTGCGCGGCGCCGCCGCGGCATGACCGACCAAGAGAGGCAGGGATAGCTCATGGCAACTTCCGCGGCGAATGTGCAGGTCGCAGTCACCGGCGCGGTATACGCGTCGGGGGCGGGGACGACCGTCACCGCGCCGACGACGGCGACGTCGTCGCTCGACACGGACCTTATCGACCTCGGGTACATCGGCGAGGAAGGGATCGTCGAGCACTACGAGGAAGACACGACGGAGATCAAGGCGTGGCAGGGCGGCGCGATCGTCCGCACCATGATCTCGAGCTCCAAGGCGACGTTCGCGTTCACGATGATCGAGAACAAAGAGGCGACCGTCGAGCTGTACCACAAGGGCAGCACGATGGCGTCGGACGGCGCATCCGGTTTCAAGATCGACGTCAAGACGCCGAACGCCGACCCGCGCGTGTTCGTCATCGACGTACTCGACGGAACCGAACACCTCCGGATCTACATCCCGCTCGGCGAGGTCACCGAGCGCGGCGACATCACCTACGTCAACGACGGCGCGATTTCCTACCCGGTCGTCGTGACCGCCTACCCGAACAACGGCGTCGTCTGCACCAAGTTCACCGACATCGCCGCGTGGGGCCCGGTCACCTGACCGGTACCGTGATCGGCAACTGCAGCACCGGACCGAGAGAGGCATCATGCGAAGCAACCCGACAGCAGCACCAGCCGACGACGAGCCGGCCGGCGGCCGCGGCACCGAGGTTTTCGACCTCGACGCCGCGGTCGCCGACGCCATGGGCGACGTCTTCCCGTTCGTCTACAAGGGGGAAGAGTGGGAGATGACGCATCCCGGTAGCGTCGACTACCGGGATGCCGAAGCCGCCGACGGCGGCGACGTCGAGGCCGTCCGGACCGTCATCGCCGTCGCCATGGGCGCCGAGCGGCACGAGACGAACGGCGGCGTCGAGTTCGCCGGCGAGCAGTGGGAGGCGTTCGACCGGCTCGACATGCCGACCGTCGGGCTCGACCGCCTGTTCCGTGCGTGGCTGCAGCACTACGGCGTCGCCCCGGGGGAATTGCCGGGCTCTGCCGCACGATTCGGCGGCACGGCAGCGCCCTTGAATCGAGCCTCGCGCCGTTCGGGCTCGAGCTCGGGACGCTCGTCGCGGCGGGCCGCTGGCGGTACCTCACGTCGCTGATCGGCAAACTCGGGCGCGACAGCGCGTTCGCCCGGGAGCTGCTCGGCGACGACCACGTGTGGACGATCGAAACGCACCTGCTCGCCGGGATCAACGACCGGCTGGCGAGCGCGAATTGGCAGCGCGGCGGCGGCAAGGGCCCGAGACCTAAGCCGATCCCGCGGCCCGGAAACCGCAAGGAACGCAGGTACGGCAAGGTTCCGGTCGGGCGCACGACGCAGGATGTGAAAGCGATGCTCGCCCGGGCGGCCGGGCGCAGCCCGATTCCCTCGGGGGAGTGAACTCGCATGGCGGTAGAGGTCGGCACCGCGTTCGTGACGATCGTGCCGTCGGCGAAGGGTTTCGCGAAGAAGCTGCAGCAGGCGATCGGCGACGACTTTTTCGAGGGCATGAAGAAGCCGGCCGACGACGCCGGCGACAAGAGCTCCAAGTCGTTCGCGCAGCGTTTCTCGACGGGGCTGAAAAGCTTCCTCGGGTCGGCGCTGCAGGCGGTACTCAAGCCGGCCCTGTTTTCCCCGCTGATCGCCGCGGCGGCCGGGTCGCTTGTGCAGGTCATGTCGCTCGTCGGCCCGGCCGTCGCGGCTGCAGGTGGCGCTCTCGCCCTGCTGCCGGCGGTCGGGCTCGCCGGCGCCGCGGCCCTGCAGACTTTGAAGATCGCGTTTGCTGGGCTCGGCCCCGTCATCGGTGAGGCGATTTCCGGCGACCTGACCAAGGCCAAAGAGCAGCTCGCCGAGCTGCCGCCGGCGGCCCGCGAGGTCGCGCAGGCGTTCATCGGCATGCGGCCGGCGATCGACGCGTTCCGGACCGCGATCTCCGGGGCGGTGCTGTCCGGGCTCGGCGCCGAGCTGCAGAAGATCGGCGCGACCTACCTGCCGGTCATCTCGGGGCAGCTGTCGCAGATCGGTGCGAGTTTCAACACGGCGTTCAAGCAGACCGCCGCGGTCGTGCAGACCCGCGACTTTTTCGTCGGCATTCAGCAGGCGTTGATCAACGTCCGGGCCGCGGTCGCCCTGCTGACCCCGGCTATCGCGCCGCTCGTCGCCGCGTTCGCGCAGGTCGCGATCGTCGGGTCGGACTTCCTACCGGCGCTCGCCGGCGGGCTCGGCACCGCCGCGACGTCCCTCGCCGAGTTTCTGACCGCGGCCGCACAGTCCGGGAAACTCAGCGAGACGATCGGGAACGCCCTCGGCGTCCTCGGGTCCCTGTTCGGGGTCGTGCAGCAGATCGGCGGGATCGTCGTCGCCGTGTTCGGCGCCGCGCAGCAGGCCGTCGGCGGCTTCCAGACCCCGCTCGTCGAGCTGCTCCGCAACGTCAACGCGTTCTTGTCCGCCGGCGAGGGCCAGGCGGCGCTCATCGCCGTGTTCTCTGCCCTGTCCGCCGCGGCGACCGCGCTCCGGCCCGTCATCGGGACCGTCCTCGCCGCCCTCGGGCAAGGGCTCGCCGCGCTCGCGCCGGCGTTCGCGCCCCTGATTCAGGCCGCCGGGACGCTCGTCACCGCCCTCGCCCCGATCCTCCCCGTCGTCGGGCAGCTCGCCGGCACCCTCGCTTCCGCGCTGACCCCCGTCATCGCCGCTCTCGCCCCGGCCCTGTCCGGGCTCGTCACCGGACTGACGTCGATCTTCGGCCCGCTGCTGCCCGTGATCACGCAGATCGGGACGACGCTCGCCGCGGTGCTCGTCCCCGTCGCGCAGACCCTCGGCGTCGTCTTCGCGCAGATCGGCGCCGCCGTCGGCCCGATTATCGCGCAACTCGGGACCGCGCTCGCGCCGATCCTGTCCGTCCTCGGCCCCCTAGTCACGCAGCTGCTGACCGCCCTCGCGCCGCTGTTCCCGGTACTCGCGGTCCTCGCCGACCCGATCGTGCAGATCGTCGTCGCGTTGACCCCGCTGATTCAGCTCGCCGCGTCCCTGCTGTCGCTCGTCGTCGCGATCGCCGCCCCGCTGATCAAGCTCGTCGCGGTGTTCGCCGCGTGGCTGACGAGCAAAGCCGTCGTCCCGCTCGTCAACAGCCTCGCGCAGGCGTTCGGGTCGCTGGCGCAGTTCCTCGCCCCGGTCGCCGGGTGGCTGCAGAAGGTCGCCGACTGGATCAATAACATCGACTGGGGTAAAACCGGCACGGCGATCAAGGACGGGTTTGGCGCCGCGCTGTCGTGGCTCGGCGATTTCTTCAGCGGCCTGTGGTCGACGATTACCGGCGGGCTGTCGACCGCCGTCGACGCCGTACTCGGTTTCTTCGCCGGGCTTCCCTCGAGGATCGGCGCCGCAATCGCCGCGCTGCCCGGGATCATCGCCGACGCGTTCAAGCGGGCGTCCGACGGGGCCCTGTTCGCCGTCGGCTACCTCATCGGGTTCGTGATCAAGGGATTCATCGAAATGCCGGGCCGGATCGCCGGCGCCGTGTCCGCGCTGTGGTCGTTCGTCACCGCGCAGTTCCAAGCCGGGGTGCAGCGGACGATCGCGTTCTGGACACAGCTCGTGCCTTCGATCATCGCGAAGGCGATCGCCCTCCGGGACGGCGTGATCACGTGGATCGGGAATCTCGTCAGCTCGTCGATTTCGTTCTTTGTCAACCTCGCGAACCGGCTGCCGTCCCTCGCCGCGGAAGCGTGGAACCGGGTCAAGTCGACGGTCGCGGCCGGCGTCGACGCCGTCGTCGGGTTCGCGCGCAGCCTCCCGACCCGGGCCGCCGACGCGATCTCGTCCCTGCGTGACAAGCTCGTCGGCGTCGCGCAGCGTTCCGTCGACGCGTTCAAGTCCATCGGTGGCAACATCATGTCCGCGCTCGCCGACGGGATCCGCAACGCCGTCGGCCGGGCGATCGACGCCGCGGTCAACGCCATGAAACGCGTCCTCGACGGGGCAAAGAAAGCCCTCGGCATCTCGTCGCCGTCGAAAGAGTTCGCCGCGCTCGGCAAGAACACGATGCTGTCGTACGCCGCGGCGACAACGAAGTACGCCGACCACGCCGAGAACGCCGTGCTTGACGCTCTCGCGCCGCCGTCGGTCGCGGTGGTCACTGCCGCGGCGGCCGGCGCCGGCGGGACGGTGGCGCTCCCCGGGGCGGCCGGCCCGATCTACGCTGTCGTCCGGGTCGGTGATCAGCCGGTCCGTGAGATGGTGTCGGCGGAGATCACCAACAACCCGCAGATCGTCGCTGAGGCCAATGAGATCGGCGAGCTGCAGCGTAGCCGCCGGTAGGCGAGGAAGGGACCGAACATGCTGCTCGGCAAGCCCGGCATTTTCACGACCCTCCCCGCACCGACGGGCGGGGTTACCGCCGCCCCGGACCTTGGCGAGGCGGTGCACGAGCTGCTCGACGGCGGCGCCGCCGTCGACTACGCCGGCGGGGACGTGAAGACCCGTTGGGCTTTCGAGTGGGAAGGGCTCGGCGCCGACGACGCCGGCGTGCTACGCGCGTTCTTCACCCGGCAGCGCGGCCGCGGCCCGTGGGTCATGTACTTGCCGGAGACGCGGCACAACGTACTGCCCCCGAACGTCGCATCGTGCGGCGCCGCGCTCGGCACGACGGCCGGGTGGGGGATCGGCGCCGGCGCCGGCGAGACGCTCGTGACGACGCTGCCGGGGCTCGGCCGGACCGTCGCCGAGTCGATCCTCGAGTGGTCGCTGCCGGCGTCGGTGACGAGCGGCATCCTCCGCGTCGACTCCCCGGCCGCGGACCTGTTCGGGTTCCCGGTGCAGCCGGGCATGGTGTGGTCGGCGGCGGCGTGGGTCCGGACGAGCCCGGCCGGCGCCGACACCGCGTACAACGCCCGGGCCGGGATCACGTGGTATGACTCGGCCGGGGCGGTGCTGTCGTCGTCGACGGGCACGTACACCGCGGTGACGTCGACGTACGGGATGATCACCGTCACCGGGACCGCCCCCGCTTCCGCGCAATACGCCCGGCCGTACCTGCAGGTCGACCCGACCACCATCTCTGGCACCGCTGTTGTCCGGGTGTCGGGCGCGCACCTCGAGCTCGCCCCGTCCGTCGTTTCCGTGCTCCCCGGCGACGGTCTGTCCCGGGTGTCGATCCTCGCCCCGGGCCGCGACCTCCCAGTTGCCGAGTGGTCCGTGATCAAGGCGCAGTTCCAAGAGGTCTGACGGCCCGCCATACTCGGGGGCATGCGCAGTGTTTCCGCCGCCCTCGCCGCCGCGATCACGTCCGCCGAGCGGGTCATCAGGCACCGGCTGACCGTCGACTGGGACGACGACGGGTACAACGGCGACGGCACCATCGACGATCTCACCGGGAACGCCGGGCAGATCAAGTCGACGCAGCAGCTGCAGACGCAAGTCCCCGAAGCGGTCCGCGTCGTCGCCGGCGCCGCGGCCGCGCAGCTCGACGTCGACCTCGCCCGCGGCAACGTGATCAACAAAGCGGTCCCGGTCGCGTGGCGGGGCTGGGCAGCGAACGGCGGCAGCACGAAAGCGATCGCGATCGACGCGCCGACGACGCAGCCCGGCGACGTCGTCCTCATCTCGATCGTCTACCAAAACGCGACCCTCAAATTCCCGGACCTCCCCAACGGCGGGAACGTCGCGTGGACGCTGCTCGGAACCCGCGGCGAGTCGCAGCCGCCCGGGTCGTTCACCGAGCGGGCCGAGTCGGTGCTGCTCACCCGGCGGGCTGTCGCCGGCGAGCCGTCCGGCGCCGGCGCCTACACCTTCACCGCCGCCGACGACATCACGTGGATGGCCGCGGCCATGGTCATCGGCGAGGCCGGGATCGCCGGAATCCATGCCTATGTGTCGAACGGGCAAGACGACGGCGTCTACCGGTCGACGATCACGAACGCTGCCGTCCCCGTCACCCTCCCCGGGGCGATGCTCGTCTCGTTCCACTGGGGCTGGCTACCGACCGGCCGGAGCGTCGGCAGCGTCACATCCCCGAACGGGGGGACGCTCATCCTCGGCTCGTCGCCGATGGGGACCGGCAACCTCGTCGGTTCCGCGCAGTACCGGGCGAACGTCCCGGCTGGCAGTCACGCCGAAGCGCTGACCCTGAACCCGCCCACCATCCTGAACACAAACCCCGACTTCGAGGTCAACCTCACCGGGTGGGGATCGACGGGCACCGTCGGGTCGATCGCACAGTCGACGGCGGTCGCGCACCGCGGCACCGGGTCGATGAAGATCACCCCGAACGGGGCGTCGTCGACCGCTGAGGCGGGCAGCGACCCCGTCAACGTCACCGTCGCCAACGTCTACACCGCGTCCGGTTGGCTGTACTGCCTCGACGCCCGGAACGCGTCGATCGTCATCGACTGGCTGACCGCCGGCGGCGCGCTCGTCTCGTCGTCCGTGTCCACCGTCGCGATCGCCGCGAACACGTGGACGTACTACCAAGTCACCGGCACCGCGCCGGCGACGACGGCGAAAGCGTCGATGAAAGGACGGATCTCCGGGACACCGCCGGGCACGACAGCGCTGTACGTCGATCAGATGATGCTGCGCGCCGGCGCGAACTCGGCTGACGTCGACGTCCGCGTCGAGGTCGGTTTCACGGTCGCGCTCGCCCCGGCGGTCGCCGGCAGCGACGCGCAACACGCCGCGTGGACGTTCTCAGAAATGAACCCGTTGTCGCCGTACGCGGGCAAGTCCCGGCTCGGCCGGCGCGTCCGCTGGCTACTCGAGTACGCGACGTCGACAGGCTTCCAGTCGATCCCCCTGTTTACCGGGCTGTCCCTCGACGCGTCCGGTTCCTCGCGTGGAAGGGCGGCGACGCTCCGCGCGCTCGACAACCGCGAGGTGTGGCGCGACCCGGTGCAGGAACTCCCCGAAGTGCTCGCCGAGTGGCCGACGACGCCGGACTTGGTATGGGGCCCGAACCGGCCCGGGCTCGACTCGACGTGGCTCGTCAGTTGGCTGTTCTCGTTCGGGCTGGTCGCGTTCGACACGTCGGGGGCGTTCCGGCCCGAGCAGCAGGGCCCGTCCCGCGGGTGGGGCTACTTCGCCGCCCCCAACTTCCGGTCTGGTAACACGCCGATGCTCTACGCCCCATTCCACGGGTCGGCGACGCCGTTCGTCGGCCGGGGCCGCTGGGCATACACGTCCGCCGGCGCGCAGCGACGCATGCAGTTCGACGTCGGCCCGTACGTCGGCGCGACCGAACCGACACCGGGGGCGACGGTTGTCGTTGCCGGGTTCACCCCGAACGTCGTCACCACGGTGTGGACGTCGACGGGCCAGTCGGCGGGCCGGTTCGAGTACTGCGTGCGGGTCCCGGTCGGGACGACGGGGCAGGCGTTCGTCACCGCACAGCACGTCACGTCGTACCTCGATCAGTACTGCCGGCTCGAGGTGTTGACGACCCGGCAGTTGCAGCTGACGCTCGGCGTGCCCGGGCCGACCGTCACCCGGACCGTTGCCGGCCCGACCTTGCCGAACGACGGGGCGTGGCATTGGATCGGGTGTCATTGGGATTCGACGACCGGGAACGCGAAATTCTCCATCGACGGGGTCGACACCGTCGTGGCGTTCTCGACGTGGACGAACCGGGCCATCACCAACGATTTGGTCGATATCTATGTGCGGGCCGCGACTGGCGGGCAGGTGTCCGACGTCCACGTCACCGGCGGGGTCCGGCAGTCCGACAACAACATCGGCGGGACGCCGGCGCTGCCCTACGCCGCGGCGTGGATCCAGACCGGTTTCACCCCGACGGCGTTCATCGACAAGAGTGACAACCTGCTCGACGCGGCGCCGGCCGTGTCGAGCGACGCCGACGCGTGGGACATCGTCACCGCGATCGCCGAAGCCGAGTTCTCGTCCGTCTTCTGGGACGCGGACGGGCGGCCGCACTTCCGGACGGTCCGCAGCGACACGTCGACGGTCGGGCAGACGGTGCAGCGGACCCTGTCGGCGACGTCGGCCCTGAAAGAGCTCGACTACGTCTCCGGGATCACACAGATCCGCAACTCGGTCACCGTCGAGTACACCGGCGCCGAGGTCCACCTCGGCGAACCGGTCGTCATCTCCGGCGTCTACCGCGTCCCGGCCGGCGGGTCCATCTCGATCCCGTTCTCGATCCCCGGCCGTGCCTATTCCACGCTGACCGGGCAGACGAACGACGCGACCGCCGCGAACACGCAGCCCGACGGGTCCGGGACGAACGTCACCTACGGCACGTGGACGACGTTCGTGTCGTACCCGGTCGGCCGCTCGAGCGGGTTTTTCAACGTCAGCAATGCGAACATCTTCGATATCTGGTTGGTCGACACGTCCGGGCAGTCGTCGATCGTGATCACCGAGTCGTGGGTGCAGCCGTCGTCGACGGCGTCGACGACCGTCGAGGACGTCGACTCGATCCGGGCCTACCGCCGGCAGCCGCTCGGCATCACCACGAACCCGTTCCGGCAGCGCGCGGAATCCGCGGCCGCGATCGCCGCCCGGGTCGTCGCCGACCTGAAAGACCCGCACCCGACGCTGCGCAACATCAAGATCGTCGGTGATCCGCGGCTCGAAATCGGTGACCTTGTCCGCGTCGTCGACTCGAGCGGGCTCGGCGTCGACGGTAACTTTCGTATCACGGGGCTCGCCCCGACGAGCTCGGCCCGCGGCGGTTTCGAACAGACGATCACCGCGCGCGCCGCCTGACCCCGGGAGAAACCATGACCTACCGTGTCGCCCGTTCCGTGCTCACCCTGCACAAGCAGCTGAAGCGTGGCGCGCCCCGTGCGGCGCCGCCGGCGACCGACCCCGACTCGTGGGGAACGCTCGGCGACGTGCTGCACGACACCACCTCAGACCACGCCCCGCACGACCTCCCCGGGCTCGGCGACGACGTCGTCACCGCCGGGGACTTCCCGAACGTCCCCGGGCTCGGGCTCGACGCGCACAAGGTCCTCGACGACATCCGCCGGTCCCGGGACGGTCGGGCGAAGTACGGCATTTCCAACGATCAGATTTTCAGCAACCATGCGGTGACGCAGGACGGAGTGCTGTACCCCGCGTGGACGTGGCGGCCCTACCTGCCACACGACCCGAAGCGGGACCGGCATTACGAGCACGGGCACCTGTCCGTGGTTGGTGACGCTCGAGCTGACGGCGACCAGCCGTGGCAGACGATTGGCGGGCCCGCGAACGCCGCGGCCGCCGGGGAGGATGACAACGACATGGGTGCATCACTTGGTCCGATCGAGATTCAGCGGGAGGGCGTGACGTCGCTGACGATCCCGCCCGTCGAGGCCGGCGCCGCCGACCCGCGGCCCGCGTGGCTGAACGTCTGTAACGACCTCGGCGACCACCGTCTGACGTTGCGGATTTGGTGGACGTCCGGGAACGGTGTGTGGACGGCGCTCGGCACCGCCGACGGCGGGATCTACGTCACCGAGAACGGGAAGCGGATTTCGATCGATCTGCCGAAGGGCTGCTGCGCGCTGACGATCTCCCGGCAGCCGACGAAACTCGGCAACCGGGTCATCGAAGACGTGTTCACAGGGCACGCGACGGTGTGCGTCGAGCGTGGCGCGCTCGTCCGCTGAGCTCGGCCAACTGCACAAGGCGATACCGGCAGCGCGCCGGGGAAACGGACACGGTATGGATCTCGACGCGCTGCCGCTCGTCGGCGACCTGCTCAAGGGCGCCGGGTGGGCGAGCGGGTACATGGTGCTCGTCTGGGTACTCATCAGGCACAACGCCAAGATCACACGGGGCGACTTGGTCCCGCGGAAGACGCATGAGGATGCCTTGACGACGATCGCGCTGCAGAATGCCCGGCTCGACCTGCAGGCCGAAAGCGGCCGCGACATGGCCGACGCGTTGGAGACGGTGCAGCAGTTCATCGGGGCCCTTCCTCGCGATGCCGGGCCCGTGCGCCGGCCGACGAAAGGGGTCCGTTCGTGATGTGGCGGCGCACGGTTCGCAGGGAAGACGCCGCCCGGGCCGCCAAGCTGCGCGCCGCGGCGGCCGAGCAGCTCGAGGCGGAACGCGAAACGACAGCCGAGCGGGCACAGTTGGCTGATCAAGTACGCGCCGGCGGCGCGCAGAATGGATTCTCGGAGGCGATGGAACGCCTGTACCGCCGGCACCTTGGAGCGACCCCGTGAGACTGCTCGACCTGCTGATAACCGTCGCCGCCGGGGCCGCCGCCCTCGGCGGCGTTGTCTTCCTCGTCCGCTACCCGGTGCGGACCGGCGGGGCGTGGAAGCGCCACCCGTGGGGCGTCCACGTCATGTTGTTCACGGTCGCGCTCGTGCTGCTCGAGCTGCAGCCGGTCGCGTTCCGTCTGTTCGGTGACTGGCCGTGGCGTGAGCCGCTGCTGCTCGCGCTCATGGTCGGGCTCGTTGGTGCACACTGGCACCGGGTCGTGCTGAACGAGCGCGACCTGCAACCCCGACAGAGAGGCCGTCACGTCATGACCGACCAGTCCCCCGGGCCCGCCCCGGTCGCCCCTTCCTCGCGTCCCCGGCCGGTGCTGCTGCTCGCCGCGCTCGTCGCCGGGCTCAACGCCCTTGCCCTCGCCGGCGACGCGGCGAACGTCATCCCGGGCGAGGTGTTCAAGTGGATCGTCGTCGCGTCGATTTTCGTGACCGCGTTCGGTGCGGTGCTCGTGCAGGGCGCGGTGACGCCGCTATCGGATCCGCGGAACTCGGCGGGTCAGCCGCTCGCCCCGATCGGGTTGCTGCAGGCGCCGGTGCGGGCCGCGGCCCGGGCGGGGGCGATCGCCGGCGCGGCGGACGCGATCGCCGCGGCGGGGCTGCCGGCGGCCGAGCCCGACCCGGTCGACGACCACGCCGACACGACGGTGCGTGAGCCGGCCCGCCGGGCGTCGCCGTTCGACGACGATTGGCCGGGGCGGATCGCCCGTTGACCTGCCGTTGCTTGACCTGCACCGCCTGCAGCCCCCGTCCGTCGACGGGGGCTGCGCTCGTTTCGGTGTTGACTGAGCACACACGGCGTGTATGCTCAGCTTGCAAACACCGACGAGAGGAACCCCGATGACGGACCCGACGACCACCCGACGCCCGACAGCCAAGCAGCGCGAGTTCCTGCTCGCCGCCCTGACCGGCGGGTCCCTGTCCGCTTCGATGGCCGGCTACCAGCAGCGCACGACCGACGCCATGATCGCCGACGGCTGGATCGTCGAGCTCTCCCCGAACATCGGTGCGATCACTCTGCAGGGCGCCGTCGCCGTCGGCAAGCGCATCGAGTTCAGCAACGAGCAGGACCGCATCGCCGCCGCGACCCCGACGAGCGCGCAGGCCACGATCACCGGCTGGAAGTACGCCAAGCTCGGCACCGCCCCGGCTGCGTACACCGGCCCCGCCGCCGACTTCACCCACACCTGCGACTCGTGCGGCCGCCGGTTCGTCGGCGAGTTCGACACGTGGAACGACCGTTGCGGGTTCTGCACCCACAAGACCCACAACGGCATGCCCGCCCACCTTGGCGGCATCCGCCCCGGCACCGTCGTGCACGCGTCGCAGCCCGAGACGGTGACCTCGCGGTGCGCGTACGACCCCATCGCCCGCGCATTCCAGTACGACGCGTGGGAGATCGGCGAGAACGCGTGCATCACCACCGCCACCGACGCCGTCACCTGCCCGCTCTGCAAGGTGCTCAACGCGTGGGCCGCCGGCCGCCTCACCGGTGCCGCCTTCCACGCCGAGCTGACCCGCGTCGGCGCGAACCCGGCACCGCTGCCCGTCGACGAGCCCGTTGACGTCGACCCGGCCCCGGGCACCGTCGACAACCTGCTCGGACTCGTCGACCTCTGTGTCGGCGAGCTCGTGCAGGCCGCGTTCACGAACGGCGACGAGCAGGCCGCGCACAACGCCCTCGCCCTGCAGCACCGCGAGCAGATCGAGACGATCGCGCGGAACCTGCTCGCCGAACCGGTCACCGATGTCGAGGCCGAGCGCGCCGGCGCCCGGGCCGTCGACTACCCCGACGCCGGGCAGCACAACGCGTGGCTGTCCGGCGCGATGACCGCGCTCGAGCGGGTCGCCGCGACCGGCGTCGTCGGCGGGGCGCAGCTGACGAACGCGCGGAAAGGGATCGCCGGGATCGTCGCCATGGTCGCGAGGTCCGCGTTTGAGCACGGCCGGCAGTCCGCCGGCCCGGTCGACATCATCGCCCGCCGGTCCGGTCACCCCGACCAGATTCTCGCCCTCACCCCGCGGCACTGGCAGCACGCGGCCGCCGTCGACGGCGCACCGCTGTCCCTCATGCTCGCCGCCGGCTACGACGGGTACGTCGACCCGCAGCCCGGGGCGAACCCCGACGACGAGCTGCCCGCGCTGCGGCCCGTCGAGGTCGTCGAGCTGCCCGAGCACGACGTCGCCCCTTCCTCGCTGTCGGCGGCGTTCGTCGAGGCGGTCGGCGCCGACCCGCTCGTCGACGTCGGCGACCGGTGCGTCGAGCACGGGAAGCCCGGCCACGACCACGACGGCGAATACGTCGGCCCGGGCGGGACCTACCGGATCGGCGCCGAGGTCGAGCCCCCGTCCGGTGAGTGGCCGACCGACCCGGCCGCCCGGGCGCGCGAGGAAGAGGCGACCGCGGCCGCGTTCCCGGTCGGCCGGCGCGTCTCGTGGCAGGAGGGGCGCATCGGCTACGTCGGTGAGGTGAAGACCATCTACCCCGGCGGCCGCGGGTTGTGGGTCGTCGACGACAACGGGTTCGGGCACACCGTCGCGCCGTCCGCGGCGACGCTCGAGGACGTCGTCGACAAGCAGCTCGTCGCGCTCAATGAGATCTTGTCGACGCAGCCCGACGGCGTCGACGGCGAGCAGGTGTTCGTCTACACGTTCGGCGCGAACCACGAGGACCCGGTGACGGGCGAGTCGTTGAACAACTGCTACACCGTCGTCGTGGCCGACGACCGGGCGGCCGGGGACCGGGACATGTTCGCCCGGTACGGCGATGAGTGGTCGTTCGGCTACGACCTCAACGCCGGCGTCGACATGATCGTTCGGTTCCCCGAGATGCGGCAGGTGCGGATCGCCGACCTGCTGCCACCGGTCGCCGTCGAGCGGCTCGGGCTCGGCGTCAACGGCTACACGCTGCGCGGGCAGAACGGGGCGACGCTCGTCCGGGCGTCGTGGTCCGGCGGTACCGACCGGGTCCGGCTCGACTCGGACGTGCCCGGGCTGCACTTCGATGGCGAGTCGATCGACGCCGAGCTCGCCGATGGGCTCGTGTCGTTCCGGCTGCAGCAGTGGCTGCGCGGCGTGTTCGGGCTGCGTGTCCGGGTCGTCATCGACGACGCCGGCCGCTAGAACGTGCACGCTCACTTGACACGTCGTGTATGCTGAACCTGTAAGTATCGGACAGGGAGGAAGCATCATGGCGAAGAACGACCAGCCCGACGAGCTGCCGAAGCGGACCGACAAGGCACAGCGCAAGGCGGACCAGGAGCGGGCCGCCCGGGTCGAGCGGGACTCGTTCAGCGTCCCGGACCGGCCCGGCCGCCCGAAGGGCGAGGACGGCTACAACTACAACCGCGAGAGCTAGACCCGAACCGGCCCGCCCCCATCTGAAGTGGGGGCGGGCCCCGGCTCCCCGAGAGAAGAAACCATGATCGACACCATCCTCGAGTGGTTCGCCGCCCTCCCCGGGCAGCTCGCCACCATCGCCGGACAGGTCACCGCCGTCACCCCGACGTGGGTCCTCGTGACCCTCTTCGCCGTCGGCGCCGTCCTGTTCCTCGCCGGCGCCGCCGGGATCATCCTCAAGCGCCGCACCCGGCGTCCCGCCCGCGTCGACCCCGCCCCGGCGCCCCGGACCCG